CGCTGGAAGCATCCACATGTCCGCTTTCGGGTTGATCTTGTAATCGGCGGCAGCCGCCTTCAGTAACGTTTCGTCTTTTCCGGCAAATCCCAACCGCTCCGCAATCTTTTGCATAGAGTAGCTGTCGTGCAGTTCACAGATAAGTGGGTCTGCGATTTGGATGTCCCGAAAATAACGCACTTTGTTAAATTCGATGCCTTCGTGTGCCAAGTAGTCTAGGTCGTAAGGAAGGTTGGCCCCAACCAAGTCTCCACAAAAGATCGCAGCTTGATCACGCAGGTACTTCAGGACACCTTCCAATGGCAGGTTTCCCCCACCGTCATGCCGAATTGGCAGGTATCCCCCCGGCCCGTCTTCAATTGCAAAACTGATTCCAGTGATGTAGCTGTTAGGCCTGCGGCCCGCGCCTGGGCCAAGCTCCTTCAGATCTGGGTCTCGCGTTTCGCAATCCACCGCCACGCGCCTTGCACCCGACCAGGACGGCAGCCGATCTAACGCGGGCGCAACCCAATCACTTTCTACCGTGGTGAACAATGCGCTCTGTATCATTACGCTTTCATCCCCAATGTGGGTATCATCAAGCGATCTATCTCATCCAAAGCAGCAACTAGATTCTCCACGTTATGCCAGTTTACGATCTTCCAGATTAAGAAACGCTCGTATTTGTTCAATTTATTAGATTGAACAAACAAGTCTACCGTCATCACTTTATAGGGGCGTGGTTTCAGCACTCCCAACTTCGCCAACTCGATCATCTTTTCAACGTAGTGACGGGCTTTGCTTAAATCTTCCCGTGGGTCAGCGTACTTTTTCCTGTTTCGCGTGATGTATTTCGTCGCACATCCTGCCAAATACTCAATGCCATTCAGCGCCACAAAATCCCAATGTTGAATAGCGGCCTTGTAGTGATCGCCGCCAATTTGTTCATCATTCGCGCTCTTGTTTTCCATGTTTCAATTCCCGTACCAATTTGACTTGCTGTTGATAAAGATAACCCAGCGGCCCCGCACCTGCGCTCATCAAGTATTGGTGAGCCAACTTTAGTTGAGCGGCTAAATCTTCAACCGTTTCGTGCTCGCATTTCAACAAGCATGGGTCAGTGTGCCAGTCACGCTCCAACTTTCTTAAGTCCATCCGCCACCTCGTCAAACATATCACTTAAACGAGTATGCGTCCGAGGACGCAGATAATCGTAAAGGACGGCGCACATCTCTGGCATAGTACCGCTCACCTTAAGACCATCCAACGCATCTTCACACGTTTTTTCTAACTTATGCGTTGCGCTATTACCCATCGAACGCTGCTCACGAGACCATAACCAAAGTTCAAGCATATCCACTGTCTTCAACCACGCCGCTTCTTCCGCAGTCAACTCAACGTCTAACCCAAGACCGCGCATAATTTCAGTTTCAGTGGCCTCATATATTCTTCCCAGCAACTTGTGATACCACTTGGCCGTGGACGGTAAATCACCCAGCCAGCGCTCTGCAACGTCGTGCCAAAGCACCGCTTGAACAAGGTTGTGGGATGGCTCTTTATGTAGCAGCAGCAGCAAGCTAACCGCCCCATAGCAGTGTTGCGCGACATCGTAATGTCCGATGTGCGGCAAAATATGACAACGCTTCACCGCTCCCGCTTCGCGCACGGCCATCAACTGTGCGTTAATCAAACGCGCAACCAATTCTTTTGACACAAACAAGTTACTCATAAATCACCCCATCATCCATAGCTCGTTTTTGACGCTCTGCTGCGGCAGCTTTGCGCCGATTCACCCATTCAATCGCCGCCCGTTTCCAATCCGTTGCCCGACACTCAGCGAGACAACCCAAGGCGGTGTCAAATCGGTGCTTATTGGATTTGTCGCGTATGTACTCATGCGCTCGCCAAAGCGGCACCGCCACGCGTTTAAAAAATGGGTCAGTAAAGCCCAAAGCATTTGGATGCTCCAGAAACATCTTCAGCTCCCCGTCCCACTGCTCTCTGTTCACGGTCATGAGCGGGTAAGGTTCCACTCTCCCGGTGTGTGCTTCGTATGGGCTAGGAAATGCATCCATGAAGCGATAATTTGGGGCGTACTTGGACAGGTCTATCACTTGTTTCAGCGTGTCCAGATAGGCATGAAAGTTCGCTGACACTTGGTAATATGTGCCTTGACTAACACCCACACTTCGCGCCACGTATTCATGAAGATAACTGAAGTGAACCGCGTTTGCCCCGTATGCGCCCCAAATGATGTCGTTGGAACGGTTATTGACAACCATCGTCAATCGTCCTTCGCAATCAATTTGGAAGATCGCCTGTAGGTTGCATGGAATATCCTTGCTGGGTCTGCCCAAGTCTCTGCTTGGGCTCCACATAGACAGTACCTGCCTACGATCATCACGATTAGCTTTCAATGCATCAATGATTAGATTCAATTGATCACCGCCAAATTGGTGTCGCCAACGCCAACCATAAGCACCATAGAAAGTCTTGCCATCATCACTGTAGTTTCTCATCCGCCCCACAAATTGAGCAAGATACTCCACATCATTACGCCCACCCAGCATCCATAGGGCTTCAAAAAAGTGAAAGAACGGGTTGGCATCCCTTTCTGGCCAAAACACCACCCGTTCTTCCGGCCTTTCGTAAACCGTACAAACGGGCGTAGGAAACATCAGCACCGGCCCATTACGGGATTCACGAGACACGCCGCTCATCCGTAGCTGGTAGATCGCTTCTGGCAGCGCGTTGTGAGCGTTTCTGGTCTTGATAACCAACATGATTATTTCCTTTTCACAGACGTGTCTGGGGGCAGCCCTAACGTCTTGTTCAACTCCACCATCGGGATGGCCAAGGCAGTGCTTGTTGACAATTGAAGGTGAGGCTTGATGAACTTTTCGCATTCAGGCCAAACGGTCATCAACTTATTTACGGTGCTCACACTGTTCATAACGGCGCGAGCATTTTGCGATGCCTTTTCAATCTCGTCCTTTATCGTTTTACCAACAAGCGTGAGTGCTTTGTAACGCAACGTGAGCGGATGTTTTTCATCGTAGATTTTCGCAACCGACACGCCCCAGCTATCAAAATACTTGCTGGCACAACGTCGCTCATTTTTCATAGTCACGCCGGCAATACCATCACGCCCCCCGAATTGAACATGTATAGATTTACTCTTTTTCAAGAAACCTTCAGGCAAAGCGCTCATCTTCTTTTGAATGTCAGGCGGATAAACATCCTGATACACCTCTTCAGCAAACTCTGGCCAAAGCGCATCCAATTCTTTTTGGCGCTTACTGAACGCATGATCAATCAATTGGCGTAGGATTGACTCACGTATAGTCTCTGTTAATCTCTGTGACATTTCAAATCTCCTTAGTTAAATCAGTTGCCTTCGTCCAATCGTATTTACTTCGCATTTTACCCTCACCAAGCCTGACTCGTTCATACTTATCAAACTCACAAAGTGAGTGCTCAATATCCCGCATCTCAAATCGGGCGGTGCCCCCAACCAAATTCTCATTGCCACATTTACAGCCCTCAACATCTTGACTGGGCAAATAACCTTGGCCGCCCGGAATACACAAACCAACCGTAGGTGGGCCAAAAGTCTTGTTGAATTCCGGTTCATTCAATTTATTCAAATAAACCATCAACTCAAACATTTCCACATTGGTTTGAGATGGCTTGGGTTTCGCGTTCAACTCCCGCCCGTGTAGCCGGTTAAGCCCACGGATAGCCCCTGGGCCTGCGTTGGCCCAAGTATAGATGTCCGGGGCTTGGTTCAAGTACCGAGTGTGGCGCCAATCGGTCACAACTTCATATGCCATAAATGGCCCCCAGCCGATATAGCGCTCAACTTGAAACCACAACCAGGCTGATTGTAGACTGGCACACTTAGGATTATCTTCAAAATGTTTCAACCAAGCTGTCCAACCATCACGATCTTCCCACAACCTGCCCAAAACAATTTGGGCGATGTACTTGTGTTTGGTCCAACAGTACCAATCAGCTAATCGGTGACTTTCGGCACGAATCATGTATGCCCCGGTGTATACCTTATTGCCTGCTTCAGCATATTCCACCAAAGCTGGCGTTATGTGTTTAGGGTCAAAACCTACTTGATCCGGCCATGATTTTGATTCATTCATCAGGTGTTGGAGTGTGGGCGGCCAGTTAATGTATCGGGCAATACATAACATAAACCACAAATCAGGATGATCTGCGAAGGGTTGACGGATATTCTTTTCAATCCATTGGGTTACTGTGTCCAGCTCTCTGAATATGTTACAAAATCGACCGTTCAACAATACTGGATCATCCGTCCACGGCCCAGGCTTTCCGGCTTTGCGTGCCAAATAAATGTCGTGGCGCTTTTTCATGAAAGCGCCTAGCTTCCCTGGTGTTGTGTATTGGTCTATAATCATTTCAAATCCTGTCTAACAAATTTAGCAAATCTTTCATTGGTTCTTTGTAGTAAAAAGTTTCAATCCATTCTCCATCAGCTCCGGCTTTCACTTTTGTTCTTTTAATTGACTCAAATTTATCAATAACCAATTGATTATTTATTTGTTTCCCGCCGTTTCTTTCGTGAATACGTTCTAAACAAACATAAATTGGTGTGTCCAAATAGCACCAAACCATTCCGCCGTTTTGTTTTGACCACTCATGCCAAGGCCCGTAGATTGTACTGACAATAACACCCTCAAAAATAACAGCTTTCAAATTACCGCCACACAAAGTTCCTGCGGCCTTAATCGCATACTTCATAGCGTCTTGGGTTTTAATTCGATCCAGTCCAGCCGTTGTTCCAGTAGCTCCTGGCGTGTAGTCGCCGATCAGTATAACGCGCTGTTTCTCGCACCATGTAACTGGAATCGGCTTATGGTCAGGTACGTCTATTGTCCACATTTTAGGCTCTGTTTCTGATCCTGCAAGCAAACGTAACAACGTAGTCTTTCCAGACCCATTGCACCCACGAACGTTAATGTATTTAACCATTTCTTTTCTCCATTTCAAAAAGGTTTAATCGGGATCACTCGTTTGAAGTCTATAGGCTTCAATGCTCTTGCTGCTCCAAATCCTTCATCACCACAGAGCGGCACGCCCTCATTATCGTCCGCACAATACAAACATCCAGTAGGCGGACACTCTTTGACCTCGGTGAACGGGTCATGTAAGCTCTTGCGCGTGAACATAGGCACTCGTTGCCCGTGACATTGATCTGCGGTGGTGTACTCCCGTCCAACTGATAGCCACATCGGCTCACCTTGCCCAGGGATACCGCGCCGGTATTCGTAACAAGTGGCGTAGGTCATACCCAACTCGGTGGCCCACTGCTTGTACAATTTGTGACCCTCAAGCCGGTACGGTTCGCAAATCGTCTTTTGCGCACCGGCTTGATTCTCAGTGAATAATTCAGTAAACTTCGCTGCTCGCCCCGCACCAAACCGCTTTGCCAAGCGTTCAATCATCGCGGGTGACCACGAGTGACCTGCTTCAACGAATTTGACGATGACGTGGTTGTTCCCTACCGCAGCCAACTTCTCAAACAAATCACGGATGTCCTCATGCGACGTGATTCCGGGCACCACTGGGTTCACTTGAATAGATGTATAGATGCCCCATTTGCGCATCTCCTTGATCTCATCAAGATGATCGGCCAGCACCGCTGCGCCAGGTGAAAATTTGGCGTAATCTTCAGCACTTCCTGTGTTCAAAGACTTTTGTGCATAACTGTATGGGCTACGCGTCAACAGATCGAACGTCCAAGATGGATAAAGCAATCGGCTCAGGAAGAAGATCGGCAACCCAAGTTCAACAAACGCTTCCGCGCCCTGCTGCGTGTTATGATACACACTTTCGATTGGCAAAAACGGATCAGTAAAGCTGCTGAAATAGCCTGCTGTACTAGACTGTGCCCTGGACAACATTTTGCGCACCTGCTCACCGTAGTTGATCGGGACAGACACAAGGCCCGTTCCGCGATAGCCCCTGAATCCTGAATTCACATAGCAGAAGGCGCATCCCACGGTGCAATAGCCGCCATAGGG